TATTCTTGATTGTTTGCATGAAGAACAAAGTAAGTTTTCTTTAGAGAGACTAAATAAATTCTGGGGCGATGCCGCAAAGTCTAGCGACACCGTTGAAGAATGGATCAACAACCATAGAGGAAAGTAATATGTATTACGTAGCATCCCGCAGTCAACGTGCCAACGATATGATTATCTGGCGTCACATCAAAAGATTAAAGTCTTTCAAGGCTACTGATGGTGTGGAATATATCGTGGCTAAAAATAAAAAAGAAATGCACCAATCGCTACCTATCTACATTGGCGTGGGTGATAAGCTTGTTAAGACCAGACGCTATGAGATCAATTGGCTTGATGCTTTCTTTCGGTAGGAGATAGTTATGTTGTTCAACAATGAGTGCCATCACCCAGAAGAAAACTATTTGTTTTCTATGGAGATTGAGGGCGAGAACTGTGACGTTTGGGTAGTGCAGAAAGATGACCAGAAGTTTTACAAAGGCTATTACGAATTTTGTTTGCGCTATGGCAATGAAGATCACGAGTATCGTAGCAGTTGGGATTGTGCCTTGATTGAGCGTAGCATTTGTCACCACTCTAAATTTGCTTATGACTTTCAGGGGTCTGGTATAGCCCGTGACCAACTCATTGAACTCAAGAGGCGCTTGCAGGACGCAGGCTTTTGGGATCTGGAATGGAATTTAGATAGTGAAATCAGAGACTTGCGTGTTGAAGTTGAACAATATAATGACTCGCCACGTTTCAAAACTGTATAGCTTATAGAATCTATAAGGAGATCTTATGTACAATATTCATGCAAAAGCTGTGCAAGATTACTCTAGATTATCTAGTGACAATCTTTCGGATGTGATTCTGATGGTGGTGCTGAGTATTCAACAGCCTTGGTACGCTGTAGGTGATCAGCTAAAAGATGTCAAGAAACTTGGGCGCGACTCTAGATTTATCTGGGGTAACAAGATCAAGACCTTTGACTCGTTACAGTCTAAGAAAGATTTTATTTATTCACAGTATCTGGCAGTCCTTAACTCATCTAAGTCTGATGATGACAGGGCGCTGTCTTTGATGAACGTATTCCTTCAGATCGACGGGCTTGGTCTAGCCAAGGCTGGCTTTGTCTGCCAGCTAACAGCGGGGCTAGTCGGGTGCATTGATGTGCATAACATTCGGATGTACAACATCCCTCAGAAGGACTTGACATTCTCTAAGTCTATTAAGTCTAAGGCATTGAAGGATAAGAAGATTTCTAATTATATATCTGTCTGCCACACCATTGGCACAGAGAGTTTGTGGGATACTTGGTGCTGTTCACTGGCTACCAAGACCAAAAGATTTGAAGATGGTTTTCATGTATCAAAAGTACATTATGACTTTCTTCAAGATGCGGTAAACATTTAACTAACTAACGGAGAACTATCATGGCTTATGCCTCTGGCTACATTACGGTTGAAACAGAAGTAGATATCAATGACTACGACAGTGAATTTGAAATAGAGTTTGATGGCATCACTGATGTTATTGAAACTGCTAGATCAAACGGTTATAGCCCAGAAGAAATTATTGACTACTGCTTTGATGAATGTATGGTTGATCCCACAAAATTTATGCAGGAATACATGACAATTGAGCAGATCACTCAGCTATATCGACGGGCTGTTATTGAGAAAATGGATGAACAGGGCCTTACAATATCTAATCTGCGCGATAGAATTAAAGAGCTTGAAGAACAGCTTACAAATGATACTAAAACTGACGAGGAGTTAGTTAAGAATGTCGCATACTAGATTCATCTGTTGCTTAACTGACGATCATCCAAAGGTTGTGGAGTTGCCTACAACCCTTGAGGAGCTTGATGATTGGCAGAAAGGTCGCAAGGATCTTGGGGTAGCAATGCCCCAACTTTCCCCTGCGGAAATGGACTTCTTAATTTATGGTATTTTTTCTAGTGGACTGAAGGAGATTAAAGATGGAGAATGAGACATTAATTGTTTGGGTGATGGAGTACTATGATACAGTCGCAGGAGAAAAGTCACTTGATCTGTACAAGACAGAAGATATGGCTCAAGAAGATAAAAGAAAGCTGACGGCTGACGGCACTATTTCTGATGTTTTAATTTATCAAAGGATGGTATGGCAATGAGTATCTTAAATAGTATTGAGTTGGCTAATCATTGGCGCGGTCATCTTAGAAATAACTGTGCGGATTCAATAAAAGCACGGCGCAGATATTCAAGGAGGTATGGCGAGAACTCTGCTCTTGTAAATTATTTTGAGGGTAAAGAGTCAGCGACTAGAGAAGCCATTAGGATATTGGAATATATGGTCGAGTATCAGGAGATCTATCATGGGAACAGCTAGTATGTATGGATCATTTGTTCTAGATGCAGAGCTAGATTGTGCTTGGGCGACAATGGATGTTAGAATCTTTTACACAAATCATTCAGAAGGAGTAGAGCTTGATAAAGTCGAGATGGTTGGAGGCCACTTGGCAGGATTGGATGTCAGTAGCTATTTCAATACTGATTATATATTTGATCTTATTGCTGATGAGATGAGCAATGCAGACTACCATTGGTCAGATCACGGAGACTAACATGAATATCTTTTATCTTAATGACTGTCCACGCAGGGCCGCTGAAGAGCAATGCGATCAGCATATTGTCAAGATGCCGCTTGAGACTGCACAGATTTTGTCCACGGCGCATCGTGTTGTCGATGGTACAATAGTGATCGGACAGACTTCTTCAGGCCGTAAAGCTAAACGCTGGGTGCTAGATAAATATGATGATAAGTTTTATCTTGCGGCCTATGTCAATCATCCAAGCACTGTCTGGGCTAGACAAAGTAAACAACATTATCAATGGTTGTATGAACATTTTGAAGCACTAAGTATAGAGTTTCAAAGACGCTTCAAACACAACCACAAAAGCTGGAACAAACTAAAGTTCTTTACGAGCAAAGCCCCACAAAACATTGAAGTCTCTGGGTTTATTGAGCCACCTCAATGTATGCCAGATGAGTACAAAGATCCTGATACTATCAAGGCTTACAAAAAATATTATGACTTTAAGTTTCATGATTGGATAGAGAAAGGGAGGCCAATGAGGTGGACAAATGTACTTTAAATTGAATCCTAAAGACCATCACGACTCTATCCTTATGGGGCAGGATACTGTTAGGCTTTGTGAAATGCAGGGTATTGTTCCAAGAATGACAGATAAAAAAGGCATGGACACGAGAACTAAAAATAATATACTCGCTTTCAAGGCAGAGTTTTTATTTGCTCGCCTCTTTAATTTACCTCTGCCCGTTGTGAATGTTTTGTCTGATGGAGGTATAGATTTTTGGTTGGGTGAAACATCAGTAGATGTTAAGTGTAGCTCACACACTGATGGCCCTTTAATATTTGACTCTGAAAAATCCTTTGCGGCCAAAGTTGCAGTTCTTTACGGCGCAACTGATGAAACTGAAATTTTAAAACTACATGGCTGTATCGGCAGAAAAACTTTTTTTGAAAAAGCCTACAAAAAAGACTTTGGCTATGGAGAAAGGTTTGTAATGGATGCAGACAGTTTAGATCCCATTGAAAAACTATGGAGGTTTTATGTTGAAAAAAACTTGGTTGTTAATTAGAGAATCGCCAGAGTACCTGTTTGCTTTGGTGATAGTAAGTTTCTTTTCTATTGGTATTACAATCGGCGAGTATCTAAAAGATGGAGGATACCTATGAGCATTGATGACGTAGCCCCAGCAGAATGGGATCGTATATCTAAGAGCAACACGGTCTATGGAAAACTTTATCACCCTGAAGATAAACATGATGTGGTAAATAAACCAGATCATTACAACAAGGGGGCTATTGAAGCTATTCAAGCTATCAAGGCTTCTATGCACCCACAAGAATTCAAAGGATATCTCAAGGGTAACTGCTTAAAATACCTTTGGAGGTACGAGTACAAGAATGGGAAGGAGGATCTTAAAAAAGCACAGGTCTATCTGGGCTGGCTAATCAAGGAGCTTGAATAATGAGAGAAACAATTGTCACTGATGATGGCAAGGAATATTCTGTTGATGAGATCGTACACAGTACCCGCATTCAAAAGAGTGCCACACCCAAAGGCACGATTGATTGGTATCTAAAATGGATTGCTAGTGTCTGGTTACTGGTTGCCATATCTATGCGTAGCACAGGCCTACCAGAGCTTCAGGTTTATGATATGTTACTGAGCTTTGCAGGCACTGCGCTGTGGGCTGTGGTTGGTTTCATATGGCGAGATCGTGCCATCATCATGATTAATGTAGTCGCCTCCATAATGTTGCTTGGTGGGCTTCTCACAAAGATCATGGGAGGGGCTTGACACCGGCAACGATACGTGGTAAAATCAACCTTTAAAGTCTTTTGACTTGGAGATATAAATTGAAAATCATACAAGGAAACTTTAATAAGAGTACTAAGAAGTCTTTAAATGATAAAGTCTTAGAAGGTCTTCAAAATCTTAGAGATCAATCTAACGATGAAGAAATTAGATACCCCTTTATTCTTATTGTTGACACAGGTGAGGAGTTGAAAGTAGTATCTGATGTAGAGATGGAGAAGTTTAATCTCTTACTAGATTTAGTAAAGCACACCATACTCACAGGGGATTACTAATCATGTCGGACTACGATATTGAAGACACTTTGTGTAAGGCTTTTGTCATGACGTTGGGTAGTGGTATGCCCAACTACAGAACAGTGAGCGATATGATCGGTTGGATCAGGCGGCAAGCCAGTATAGAAGGCGAGCGGATATCCGAAGATTATATCTATGGCTGTATCCCGTTGTACATTAACTTTCTTTTTAATAAAGCTTAGGAGAAAATATACTATGGCTATTGTTGAAGGCGTAGCAATGTGGGCATCCGTTACCACACCCAACACAACATTCACCCCCGTCTACACAGTGAACCTTGTGGTCGATGAGGAGATTGCCAATGACTTCCGCTCACGCGGGTTCAAGGTAAAGGACATGGACGAGGGGCCATCCATTATCATAAAGCGTAAGGTTACTGGAAAGAACGGTCAGCCTAACTCCGCGCCCAAGCTGATGGATCGCAACAAAGAGCCGCTGAATACCAGCGTAGGTAATGGCTCCAAGGTGCGAGTGCAATACAAGGAGTGGGAGTCAACTTGGAATGGCACTGTTTATCGTGGCTTGGATTTCCAAGCTATGCAAGTGCTGGAGCTTGTTGAATATGCCAGCCCTGATGGTGCTGAGTTTGAAGCGTTTGATGATGGTGATGCTGGGAGTGAGTTCTGATGTGGAGATATACCAACGAAGATAAGATTTATGATGTAGAAAAGATCTCTCCAGAGGGTCAGGCGACATTCATGTTGATTGCCGATGTTCAAAAGAGAATTGAAGATCTTGAAACAAACATGACCATTAATCAAGCGGCGGCAGTAGCACTGCATCAAAAGATGCAGGAGCTTCTTGTTGATGAGGCAATCGTAGAGGACGATGAAACGGAGGACTAAACAATGGGCGACTTTGTGGAGTACCACAAGCCCTGTCCTGAATGTGGAGGCAGTGATCCTGTCTCCATAAATTCAGATGGCACTGCTAAATGTTTTAGTTGTGGAACATTTTTCAAGGACTACGAATCTGCAATGGGAGGCAACGTGGCAGACTTTAATAGCTTCAAAAGAACCAACGACAATGCACCCTTCTCTCAAAACCAAACCTTCTATCACGCACTAACAGACCGTTCAATCTCACTAGAGACTGCAAAGAAATATGGAGTTCGCTCAGTTAAAGATGAGTCGGGCAAGGTCATTGAACACCACTACCCTGCGTACATAAACAATGAAGAAGTCGCTACAAAAATCCGTCGAGAAAATAAAGTATTTAATTGGATCGGTTCTGCCAAGGGAACTGGACTTTTTGGTCAGCAGATTGCACAGGCAGGCGGCAAATACATTACGGTCACTGAAGGTGAGTGTGATGCTATGGCGGCATACGAACTTCTGGGGAGTAAATGGCCGGTTGTATCTGTTAAGAATGGAGCGCAGGGTGCAGTCAAAGACGTTCAAGAAAATCTTGAATTCCTTGAATCGTTTGATACGGTGGTTATTTCTTTCGACAACGACAAGCCCGGAAGAGAAGCCGCAAAGAAAGTGGCGCGTATCCTCAAGCCGGGGAAGGCTAAGATACTTTCACTACCTACTGAATTCAAAGACCCTAATGAGATGCTCAAGCTGGGTCACCACAAAGCTTATGTTACTTCTTGGTGGGCTTCAAAACTTTATACGCCGTCTGGAATTTTAAACGTCAGTGAAGAGCGCGAGAGCTACAAGAAGCGTGAGCGAAAAGAATCTGTTGCCTACCCTTGGCAGGGACTAAACGAAAAGCTTGAGGGTTTACGGCAGGGTGAGCTGATCACACTGACGGGCGGCACAGGCTTAGGTAAATCTAGTGTTACTCGTGAGCTTGAACACTGGCTCATCACCAACACCAACGACAAGGTAGGCGTCATTGCTCTTGAAGAGGATTGGCGTAGAACTGTTGATGGTATCTTATCTATTGAGGCTAATGACCGCTTACATATTGATAGCGTTAGGGCCAAGTACAGTGAAGAAGAGATAGATAATTTCTTTAATGTTCTTTATGACGGGCAGAAC